GACTGGTATGGAGACAAAAAATAATTATTTACTAAAATGTTCAAACCACTACAATACGATTCAGGAAAAACAATAAAGTTGCCTTCAGCTGTTAGCCAAACCATTGTTAAAGGTGATGCTCTCGTATGGGCTTCAGGATATTTAGCAGTGGCGGCCAGTACAACAGAAGATGTCTATGCAATAGCTCTTGAAGATGTAACCACTGATGGTTCAACACATACTGATATGTTAGTGTTGCCAGTTGATGGTATCAGATTTGAAGCTGATTGTGATGATGTTGTTTCTATCGCAGATAGAGGCACTTATTGCGATTTGGCGACAAAGGCCACCATCAACCCAGATGCGACATCCGAAAAGGTTTTCGTCATCGACGAGATTGTTGGAACCGCCGAGGTTTCAAAGGTGGTGAGAGGAAAATTTAGTAGGTTTACCGCTACATAATCTATGATTACGCAAGAAGATTTTCCATCTTTAACCGATGATTTGCAGTCTATTTTTAATGAGACTGCAAAAACGAAAGTCGCGGATATGAAGGGAAATAAGATTTTTAACGTGTTTGACACGGATCGTTTAACTTACGATCATCTTATTTTGCATGGTGTTTCCGGTATTCAGAGGGTGGCTGACGGTTCAGATCTTCCCAGACTAAATAGCGAAGAGGGTGATTCTATTACCTGGACTCAGGAATACTACGGCGCAATCTTCAGCGTTACCAAGAAAATGAGGAAGTTTGATTTGTATGACCAAATCTCGCAACTTCCTAAATCATTGGTGGAAGACGCTTTTGACAAGATTGACCAAAGTTTAGCTGACGTTCTTCTGAATGGATTCAGCACTTCTAATTATACCGATGTTTACGGGGTTTCTGTTTCTGCAGTTGGCCCGGACGCATTGGCGTTATTTAGCGCTTCCCACAGCAATAACATCAATTCCGACACTTTCTCGAACATTATCACTTCTGATCCGGTTCTTTCTCGCACGGCAATAGTTACAGCGAGAAAGCAAGGTCTTACGCACAAAGACCCCAATGGCATGATCAGGCCAGTCAATCTGGACACCTTGATTGTTGCTCCTTCAAATGAGGATTTGGCTGAAAGAATTCTTTATTCCGAACTTATGTCCGGAACAGGGAATAACGACGTCAACGCCTTAAAGGGCAAAATTAAAACCTTGATTGTCTGGGAAAGGCTGGAAACTCGCTCGGATGGAACAGACACTTCGGCTTATTGGTTTATGGTAGATTCGGCAAAAGTAAGCGAAAGCTTGCAATGCTTGTTTGCCGAGAGGCCGAGTTTGGATGCTCCCGATGAAGTTTATTTGAACAAAAACTGGGATTATTCCTGCGATTTCTATTACGCTATTGGAAGAGGTTATCCGGCCTATGTTTTCGGGTCGAATGCTTCTGGAAGTTAAAGATTGGAGGTAAATGTTCAAAACTCTTGTGGCTCGTTTGCGGGGTATTATCCTTGCCGAGAATACCCCGCCGGGCAAGGGAATGAGCCAAAAAAGGTCGTTTTATCAACTAAAGAACAAATTTATGAGTTTAACAGCAGATCAATGGGCAAAACTTGTTAATCAAGGAAGGGCTAAGGCGATAGGGGTTCCATGGTCGGATGAAGAGGCGCAAGCAAGGGCTAACGGAGTTTCCGCGGAAGATATTAGAAGCGGAATTTGGAAACGGAAAATTGATGTTTCAGAAACAGAAATAAATACATCGGGAACAACCCCCGCGAAAATTAGCGGAACAGATTCCACTGGAATGGCTCCTATTGAGGAAAAACCTAAAACCAGAAGAGGAAGAAAACCTAAAATTAGATAGAAATAAACATTAAAGTCGAGTTTGGCACTGACCTCTCAATATATTCCGCGCTCTCTTTCTCCGAGCAAGGAATCGAAGAGCAATGAGAAAGCAACAGGAAAAGTTGAAAAAATCTAATTCTACTAAGGCTGAAAGAAGGTTTATGGAAATTCTTAAAAATAGCCATATTCCATTCAAAGCCAAGGTAAGGATTAAAAATCGTGAAGTTGATTTCCTAATTGGGAAAAATTCGATTGATATTGACGGCCACCAACAGGATGGCAAAAAGAACGAAATGTTGGCAAAAGAAGGTCTTATACCAATCCATTTTTCTAATCAAGAAATCAAAAATTTCACTGATTCTCAATTATTAACTAAAATAAAACAATTACTATGAGTTTGACAAATTATCCTAATGGAGTTTCCAGTTTCGGATTTCCCTTGGTAGGAGGCGGGATACCACCTACAAACGGTAGATACATTTTCGTTGATGCCTCAACTGGTTCAGACGGAAATGATGGATATTCTCCAGAAAGTGCCGTTAAAACAGTTGCTAAGGCGTTATCTTTGGCAAGAACGAATAAAGACGATGTTATTGTGTTAAGCACTTATGCGGCACATACACTAACTGCAATGTTAGATGTTTCAATTAACAGAGTCCATTTTGTCTCTTATGATGTTTATGGCAGACAGTATGGTCAAAGAGCAAGATTAGTTATGGGTGTGACGACTGCTGAAACCGATGTCTTTATGGTTAAAAATACCGGTGTTGGAAATACCTTTACTGGTATTAAGTTTGCTAGTGGCAACACTTTAACGGAAGCCATTGCTACTGTCGGCGAAGGGGGAGAATACTCGGTTTATAGGAATTGTGAGTTTTATAACTCTGTAAAGTTGGATTCAGATACACATGCTGAACTTCTGTGCAATGGCGATTCGGCACAATTCTATAATTGCACATTTGGGTCTTTGGCTGACGTTGTAGATGGCGATAAGGTTAGACCAGCAGTATTATTGACCAGAGAAACAATTACCGGAAAAGTTGCAAGAGATGTTTTGTTTGATGGTTGCAGGTTTTGGAAGAATGCAGGAGGCACAACGACTGCTATGGTGAGGTCTGCTGGTGCGACAGATGTTGAAAGAGTAATGGAATTTCACGATTGTCAATTTATTGCTAATCCATTGGGCTCAGCTCCAGCAGTTGCGATTTCTTGCGCCGCATCATTGACAGCGGGAATAATAATTCTCACAGGTGACACCTGTGCGACAAAATGCACAAAGATTGCTACGGCGACAGGAGTGTTTAACTGCACGCCTACGAGAGTTGCGACAGCTACGATTGGTATTCAAGCAAGTTAATCTTTCTTGTGGAGATTACAAGTTTTCCGCCTTTCTTGTAAAAAAAGGCGGATAGCCAAACAAACTAAAAATCTATTTCACTAAGGAAGAATAAAAATATGCCTTACAAATGTGTTGGATCTGTCCTATACCATAAAAAGGGTGGAAAGTGGTCTGTTAAACAGCACACTTCCAGCTCGGAAAACTGCCAGAAGGCAATGGGACTTTTACATGGCTTAGAATCAGGTTCAATTAAAAAAAGCCAAGTTGGAAAACCGAAATCAAAGTCGAAATCAAAATATAAAATATTAAACAGAAGAGGATAAATATGGCAGACACACTTTCCACATCTCATAAGCAAAGCCAGCCGACCGGCGTGGTTGAAATAGTAAGAGCAATCAATGCCACCACCGCGACAAATACTCCAGTTGCCATTCCTTGCGCCGGAGCCAAAAAAATAGGGGTTGTTTTCACCGAAGGAGGAATAGTAAATAACAGATCTGGCGTTTTAGCGATTACAGTTTCGATGGATGGAGGGACGAACTTTTACGCTTACAATATGCTCTTAAGCAATGTGGCAAACACAAACGAACAACAATTAACCAGAGTCGCATCGATTACAAGAAATTCAGCAGGAACAGATTTGGCGTGGCTGACTCCCGAGACATTGGGAACGATTACAAGCCTCAAAGCCACTGTTACCGTAACAGACGGAGCGTTGCCAACAGGAAACTTCACGGTATATTTAGCAATTTCTTATTGAATTGAGCCGAAATGGCTACTTATACAAATCAAGCAGCGACAAAAGCTAATTGGATACAGTCGACGAATCCAAATACAAATTATGGTTCTTCAACTTAGAAACATATTTTTGGTCAAGGGATTATGAAGACGATGTTTCTTTGCGGCCGAAGTTGGTAATTACTTATTCTCCAAATCCGAGGGAAACAGCCATTCCTGTTAGAGTAAAGACAGTTAAACCGAAAATCATAAATATGCAGTCGGTTAAACCTAAATTAAAAACAAAAAATATTAAGCCAGGAGCGTAATTTTTATGTCTTTTAAACCGATAGTTTCAAATTTAGACAATATTTTTAGCCATAAAACTAATTTGACTGCTCAGGGAACGGCAGCGGCTTCTACTTTGACTGTTAAGAGTATTGTTAATTTTGCCATTAATCAAATACTTTTAATAGGCGAATTGGGAGCCGAAGACTCGGAAGTTATAAAAACTCACGCTTCGACCGCGCCTTCGGGAACGACCATTACCCTTGCTTCAAGTCTTGTTTTTACCCATCCCGTTTACACTAAAGTCACTGTTTTGCTTTATGACCAGGTTGAAATCTCGCATTCAACAGACGAAGCCGGAACGACTAAAACTCTTCTTACAACCACCTTGGGAAGCGGTTTGGTGGCGATTACAGGGGATAGTTTGACAGTTAGGTGGGATGACACGCAATTTAGCTCCGGATATTATTGGAGACGGTACAAAAATTCAATTAATGCTGAATTTTCCGATTACACCGGCCCTATTCCTTATTCCGGTTTTGAAGCGAATACAGTTGGAGACATAATAGCGAAAGCTCTAAAAAGATGCCATCTTAAAGGATTTTCCGATTTTGTAGATTATCAATTTTGTTTAGATGAAATAAATGAATGTTTGCGATTTATCGCGGGAAAACTAAAAAGATGGTCCAAACTTCAGGAGTTTGATTATATTTTAGGTCAAACCGCCAGAGGAACTTACAGATATTCTCTTCCTTCGAATATAAACGAAAATGAGAATAATAAATCAATTTTGAATGTCAGAATAGGAAAAGATATTACGTTAAAATTTAAAGGATTCGACCAATGGACTGATGATATTATGTCTGGCGTTGTTCATACTCAAGTTAGGACGGTTGCGTCAGCCGGAGACACGACTTTGGCTATTGACAATTCATACGATTTTTCCGATTCTGGTTCGGTTAACATTTATATTTCCGGAACTTTATATACTTTAACCTATACCGGGGTTACAAGAAGCGCTACAGCGGGTGTTTTAACTGGCATACCAGCTTCAGGAACTGGCGCGATTACAGTTACCATTCCAGTCGATACCGATATTTGGTACGGAGAAAGCGAAGGAAAACCGGAATATTATACGGTTTACGGAAATTACGTTTATATCCAACTTCCAAGCGCCACTTATGATAATCTAAATGTTTATTTGGATTACAATACTGGTCCGACTAAAGTTGATTCCGATGAAGACACATTAGACGCTTTTAGATATGACGCTGTTCTTCATTGGCTGATTTGGGCTATTAACGCGCAACAAAAAGATAAAGGCCGAAGAAATATGCAAGACGGCGATTATATCCAATTTTTGCAGATACTTTCCGATTATGTGCGAAATGAACTTCCGGCTCATCGTAAAAGAAGCGTGCCAAAAATAAATTCAATTTCTTATTCATGATATTGGAAGACCTTATATTCAGAGATTTAAGCAACGGAGTTATTCAGAAAGTTGACGATAAATTGGCTCCGCGAAATTCGGTTGCTTTCGCGTTTAATATGAGATTTGACAAAATTTTAGGCCGGGCAGTTTTAAGAGAAGGAACGGCGCTTGTTGGTTCGCAAATAACAGACACAAAAAGCATCCTTGGTTTGCATCAGTTTATTTTATCTTCCGGCACAAAATATCTTTTAGCAGTTATTGATGGAACTCCTTCTCAGTGTTATAGACTGGAAACTGGAGTCTGGACTACCACTGGTGCGGATGGGCAAATGACAGCCGCAGCAAAAGTAAGATTTTTGACATATTTGGATACTGTGATGATGTTGGACGGAACTTTAAAAAAATCTTCTACTGATGGAACGGCTTGGGTTACCAGCGGCGGAAATTTGGATATTGGAAATTGTCCGGCCGGAAAATACGTTATTGAATGGCATGATCGGGTTTATGTAGCCGGAGTTACTGGAAATTTAGACAGATTGTATTATTCGTCGACTCCGACGGCTGGAGTGATTTCCTGGACTTCGGGAAACGGAAACATAGATATTGAGCCATATGAAGGCCAGGGAGCGATCACGGGATTGGCAAAAGTTCCGGGTTATCTTCTTATTTTTAAAGAAAGAGCGTTAAAAAGATGGAATGGTTCTTCAACTTTTCCCGATGATTTGGCTAAAATTGGAACTTCTTCGCAGGAAAGCGTAGTTTTGGGAAAGTCCACTGCATTCTATTTTAGTTCTTCTTACAAAGAATCTCTGGGTTTTTACGAAACTAACGGAGAAACAACTCGTAAAATTTCAAGGCCGATTCAGGAAATTATAGAAGCTATAAGTTCTTCAAATTATACAAGTATTGCCGGATTTTCCGACGGCGAAATAGTGATGTGGTCAGTGGGAGATATTGTTTATGACGGCATAACTTATTCAAATGTCAATGTTTTGTATCATATTGAAAGCAAAACTTGGACTGTTCTTGGATTTCCCGTAAAATTTTTGGTTTTCGCTCCTTATATTGATTCAACAACTTTAAAGATAATCGCCGGCAATAACGACGGAGAAATAATAGAGATATTCACCGGAGACAAAGATAATATCACCGGCAGTTTAAATTTGCCGATAGAATACGCCTTGCAATACCATCCATATGATTTTGGAGCGCGAGGAAAAATGAAAGAAATTTCAAGCATTATTCCCTACACCAAGAACGGATTAGATTGCAAGGTTTTAGCCAGAACAGATGAATCTGGAGTTTTCGAAGAGCTGGGAGTTGTTGACGACGAATATGAAAGCGAGATTGAAAGAACGTTAAAAGGACACGTGTTCGAGATAAGATTGGCCGGAGTGACAAAGGCCGGACTTACCCAAATTTTAGGATTTGATTATGTCAGTCCCGAATTGAATCAAACTGTAAAAAAATAATATGCAAATAACGCAGGAATATGATATTTTTGGTCTTGGATTTGACAGATTGCTGAATAGAGAATTGGCACCTTTAAATTTAATGCCGGATTTGGGATTGCCTTCTTTTATGCAAAGCGGATTTTACGAAACTAATCCTTCTGTTATCGGTTCTGGAGAGTTAAGGGAAAATATAAGTTTGGTTGAAGGATATCTGCAGAGTTCGAATTTTGTTACTGGAGTAACCGGCTGGAGAATTGACGCAGACGGCAATCTGGAAGCCAATTCGGGAACTTTCAGGGGAACTATAACCGCTTCCGCGCTTGATATCCCAGACACGACAACAGCAAATAGTTTTCACGTGGAAACCGACGGAGACACATTTTGGGGATGCAATGTAGCTGATTTTGTTTCAGACCCAAATAACGCCATTGCTTATGTTTTAAAAACAGGCGCGGCAAAATTTTCAAACGTAATCCTTACAGGACTTCAGGCAGGGTCGGCTGTAGATGCCGCTTATCTTTCGGGATTAGTCCTTCAGGGTAATTTAAATGTAGCTAATAGAGGTTGGACGCAAACTTGCGTTTTTTCAATAACAGACGCTGATACAGTTGCTTGGGGAACAGGGACTTTTACGGCTTCAGACGGCACGGCGTATTCTATAGCCGTCGGCAATACTGGCAATATGTCGGCAAAGACATATATTTATCTTGATACGGCGATATCTACAACAGCTTATCAGGTTACCACCACTTCTACCACGGCGGTTGGAGCGGGAAAAGTTTTAATTGCTATAGCCCAAAATGGGACAGGAGAAGCCACTTATCAGGTTTTGCAGGGACAAGGTGGACAAAATATAGACGCTTCAAGCATAGTGGCAGGATCAGTAACAGCCAATGAATTGAGTTCTTCCATTACCTACACGGGCAGTTTAATAATTTCGGCAGGAGGTCATATCAGAGGAAATCAAACTGATTATGCTACGGGAACTGGATTCTTTTTAGGATATTCAGGAGGTGCCTATAAATTTTCAATAGGTAATGGTTCTGACCCAAATAATCTTTTAACTTGGGATGGAGTAAATTTAACTGTTAATAATTCTACTTTATCTTCCCAAGATATTTATGGAGATGGAACAGATGGAGATGTAGATATTAACTCGGGAACTTTTAGTTCAGGACCAATTACTAATAATGTTTTAACAAGAGACGCATTTTTAAATAATTTAACTTTATCAGGGGGAGATTTGAATTGTGGAGGATATAGATTGATAGTTAAGGGAATTTTAACAATAAATTCAGGTTATAAAATTCATAGAAACGGAAATAATGGCGGTAATGGTGGAAATGCTACGGGATATATTAATGGCTGCGCAGGAAATGGGGCGGAAGGGTTAGCTTCAGGTTCAATGTATGGTTCACCAGCTGGCCAAAATGGCGCAGTGGGTGGAAGAGGACTTCATTCAGGTTTAGGTTTAGTGTGTCTTAATGGTGGAAATGGAACTACGGGAACAGAAACAGCGAAAAATATAGTTGGTGCGGGAAAAGCAGGTGGAAATGGAGGATTTGGCGGAGGAGGATTTGGAGCGTGTTCGGCTGGAACTGGAGCTGGAGCTGGTGCTGCTACAGGAACGGTATTCAATTATCCTCACAATATAATTTCTGCCTATTTTCTATATGATACTTTACCTTCTCCAGATATATTAAGGACATCATCTGGTTCAGGATCAGCTGGAGGTGGAGGCGGCGGTGGTTATAACAAGACGGGAGATACGAATATTGTTGCCGGCGGAGGCGGAGGCGGCGGTGGTTCAGCATC